TATCGGATGGTTCGTGCTAATATGGATGCTAGCTTCTTATCAATTTCAAAATATGATAAGGGTCAGCCAATATTAGACGAAAAAGCTTGGGCTATGGCTGGAGTTTGGACAGAAGAACATTTTCGTGCCTCAATGGGCGAGAGTGAAGTTCTGGATCAGACCACTGTAGTGCAAGAGATGGATATGACTACCTCGTGTGGTTATCCAATGAATCGTAAGTTTCACTCAAAGCGTGAGTTCTTTTGTGATGAGAGAGCGAGTGCGTGTGTTGCTGATTATTGGAAATCACTTGTAGATCCTGTTACAGAAATGCTTCCTATTTGGACATGTTCTCAAAAGGTGGAGTTGCGTAAGTTAGAGAAGTTGTTGGTTAACAATGTTCGTACTTTTACTGCAAGTCCTATTGAGTTAAGTGTTGCAGCTAATCGCCTTTATTTAGATATGAATAATGGTTTTTATGCTGGACATGATAAAACATGGTCCTTTGTTGGAGCAAGTAAATTTCTGGGGGGTTGGGATGGTCTATACCGTCGTCTAGATAGGTTACCGAATGCTTTTGAGCTTGATGAACAACAGTATGATTCATCACTCTTTGCACGTGCCTTGATTGGTCAGCGTGATATACGTTATAATATGTTGCGCAAGGAGGATAAGACGCCTGATACTTGGGCCAGATGCTGTAAAGTGTATGATTCTATTGTACACAGCGTTATGGTTCTTGAGAATGGTGATCTTGTGCAGAAACATACGGGTAATCCTAGTGGTAGTGTAAATACTATCGTGGATAATACGATGATTTTGTACAGATTGAAATCTTATGCCTGGTTGGTGATTTGTAAGAAGATTGGACGTGAGACCTCAAGATTAGATTTTGAGAAACACGTTGAAGCTGCTTTGGTTGGTGATGATAATACATTCACTGTTTCCAATGAAGCTGTATCTTTTTATAATCCTGCCGCAATTAAGATTATATGGTCGGGAATTGGAGTTATTACTAAGGGTGAAGATGTTGCTAGAAAGTTGTGTGAATGCACTTTCTTGAGCAATGGTTTTACTTATAATAAAAGTATTAAGCTCTGGGTTCCTGTGCCTGAGCGTGATAGAGTTTTAGGCTCTTTAATGTTCGGTAGTGATGTTGATGATGTTCGTTGGCACTTGCTTCGTGCAAGTGCATTACGGATTGATTCTTATGGTAATGAAGAAGTAAGAGATGTGTTGTCTGCTTACATTGGTTATCTGAATAAACATTATTGTGATAGACTTTATGGTGA